ACTCGTAAAGCACTAGCTCTAAGAAAGTGGAAATGTTAATGGCTAAAAAAGATGCTTGTTATCACAAAGTAAAATCTCGTTATACAAAGTGGCCTTCCGCTTATGCATCAGGTGCTTTAGTTAAATGTCGTAAGATGGGTGCTAAAAACTGGGGAACTAAAAGTGGCAGCAAAAAGAAAAAGTGATGGCTTAAGAAAGTGGTTCTCTAGAAATAGTGGCAAGGGTTGGATTGACTGTAAAACAGGTAAACCCTGTGGTAGAAAATCAGCTACTAAATCTAAACGAGGCTACCCCGCTTGTCGTCCTACAAAAGCTCAATGCACTTCCGCAATGCGTAAGAAAAAAGGCCCTGCTAGAATTAGTTGGAAAACCACAAAGAAGAGGAAAAAGTAAATGGCTAAAGGAATGAAACATTACTTTCGTGACGGCACGTTGCATACAGGCGGTACACATAAGATGCCGAATGGAGAGCTACACTCAGGCGCAAGGCATACTAATTCCAGTAAAAAACTTGTTCACTTTAAAGACTTATCAAAAACTGCTAAGAAGAAAGCTAAAGCAAATGCCTAGTTTTGGAAAAAGAAGCCAGGAAAAACTACAAGATTGTGATCCACGTATTCAGTTAGTTCTTCAAGAAGCTATCAAACACTATGATTTTTCCGTATTGGAAGGGTATAGAACTGAAGAAAAACAACAGGAATACTTTGAGTCGGGTGCAAGTAAAGTCCAGTATCCCAATTCAAAACATAATTCATGTCCTGCTATGGCAGTGGATGTGGTTCCCTATCCTATTGATTGGGATAATCTCCAGCGTTTTAAAGAGTTGTCTAAAGTTATTAAGACGGCTTGTGAAACTGTAGGTGTAGATAATTTACACTGGGGTTTCGATCTGTGGCAGTGGGATATGCCACACTGGGAAATTAGAAATGAGCCTGTGAGTTTTTAATGTTACCTTTACTTGGCCCACTTGTTAGCGGTGTATTCGATATAGGCAAACAATACTTTGCCAACAAAGCAGAGAAGTCAAAAGCTAAACATGAGCAAGAACTAGCTGTAATTAAAGGGGATCAGACATGGGACGAAATACAGGCTAGGAATAGTAACGATAGTTGGAAAGATGAATACCTTACCATTGTTATAACGTCACCATTTATTGCTATGTTTCTTGCGGCAGTTCTTGACAACAGGGAAATGGTAGACAGAATAGGAGAGGCATTTGTTATTCTGCAAAGTGAAGTACCGGAACAGTATTGGACATTATTAATTATAGCCTTTGGTGCATCATTTGGTGTTAAAGGTGTAATCAAAGGAACTAAAACATTTATTGATGGGAAGAAAAAGTAATGGCTTATCGTCAGATTATTAATAGGGTTTTAATTAGACTACGTGAAGATGTTCTTTCCTCTAACTGGACAGGAGCAGTTATTGACGCTTCCTCCGATCAAGTAGACGCTTATCAAAAGTTAATATCAGAACTCGTTAACGAATCAAAACAACTTGTGGAAGACTCATGGAACTGGAGTACGCTACGGAGTATACAGACAGCAGCAACAAGTGCAGGAACAGATGAATATACACTATCTAATTTAAATAATCGTTCTCGTATTCTACAGGTTATTGACGATACAAATGATTCGACTTTACAACATATGTCTGATGAACTATACTATCGTTACAAATACATAGGCACAACACAACAGGGTGTTCCTTCCGTTTATCGGCTTACGGACAGTAACAAAATTGCATTTTGGCCTGTACCCGATGGTTCCTACAACATAAGAGTACACGCTGTACAACCACAGGCTGATCTATCAAATGCAACTGACACGCTTACTGTTTCGGAAAATGTTGTTGTATTAGGTGCATATATGTTAGCACTAAATGAACGAGGAGAAGACGGCGGTACAGCAAGCACAATAGCTGTAGCACGTTTTCAAGATGCTTTATCTGATGCTATTACACAGGATCAAAACAGAACAGTAAACGAGACAACTTGGTATGCCAGCTAAACAAATCTCACCAGTTGTTCTTAACACATTAGGAACCGCTGGACTTAATACTCAAGCACAGGAAAGCACGTTAGGCCCTGAGTTTCTAACGGAAGCAACTAATGTGGTGTTTGATTATCAAGGTCGTATTACATCTCGAAAAGGAATTAAACAGGTATCTAAACTCGTAACTGCTACAGCTAAAGTTAACGGAGCAACTAGCAGTACAACAACTCTTGTAGTTGATAATAACAGCGGCACTATCTTAAGTGGTATGACTGTTACAGGTACAGGTATTAGCGGCACTGTAACTGTAGCTTCACTTTCAGATCAAAACAATTTAGTGTTGTCTACAAATCAATCGCTAGGTAATAATGTTGATTTAACTTTTACATTGATATCAGATGTAAAATCTATTGGAGAGTTTATTAAATCAGATAGAACTAGAGAATACTTTGCTGCTATGGGCAGTAATATATTTAAAATAGGCACAAGTGCTACTCCACATACGATGACACTTCAATCGTTTGCTAACTCACCTCAGACAATTTCTCAAGCTAACTGGCAGTTTTTTAACTTTAACAAGGAAATGTGGGGAGTTCAGACAGGGCATAAACCGATTAACTATGATGGTACAAACTGGAGTGATGTTGATGATTTAGGAGCTTATGTAGCTCCATCTGGTGTAACCACTTTTGATCCATCTTGTGCGGTTGCTGGATTTAGTCGTATCTGGTACGGTGGTATTACTGAAGCACCTGGCACTGTTTTTTATTCAGACAACCTTATTGGTGAAAAACTTAATGGCGGTGCGGCAGGGTCTATTGATTTAAATACAGTCTGGGGGAATGATGAAATTGTTGGGTTTGCTACTTTAGAAAACAAACTTGTTATCTTTGGTAAGGAAACTATTGTTATTTATAAGAAAGCTGATGACCCATCAAATATAGAACTAGATGAAATTATTAGAGGAGTAGGGTTAGCGGGTAGAGATAATATTGTTTATGTTAATACTGATGTAGTCTTTATGAGTTACGAGGGGCTACGCGCACTTTCACGTACTGTAGCTAATGATGGTAAGTCTCCCATTGATGATCTATCATTAATGGTTCGTAATGACCTTACAAGAATTTTATCTACAGTAGATGTATCAACAATTAAAAGTACGTATTATCCTCAAGATGGTTTTGTTGTAACTTTTATTCCGATTAATAATCAGTGTTACGTGTTTGACTTTGCACAAAGCCAAAGAGCTAGTAATCCACGTATTACTACATGGTCCTTTACTGATGGTCCATCTTGTGGTCTAAGCACACTTGATGGTAAATTGTTTATAGGTACAAAAGATTCCGTAGCGGAATACGATGGCTACTATGATGTATCAATCAATGCTAGTGATGCGTCAACTAACGCTTCCTATGACTATATATTCCAAACATCTTGGTTAGACTTAGGTAGTCCCGCTATATCTAAAATTGTTAAGTCCGGTATTTTTACAATAGTAGGTGGTCGAGGTGGTCAAGCTCAAGTAGCAGTGTATAAAGACTACGACATTGGTTCTCCATTTACAAAAACATTTAATCTTGTTTCCGCACAGACAATCTTTCTTTATGGTAAAAGTGATGCTTTGTATGGTGCAGCTAAATATGCTTCAACGGTTGGACCTACGGAATATAAAATAGCTTTAGCACGTACAGGTAAAACAATTAGACTTAAGATGACAAATACTGTGGCTGGAAACTACTCTAGTTTAGTTAATACAATGCTTCTCACAAAACAAGGCAAGATAAGGTAAAGGATAAAATTATGTTATTTGATTTTTTAGGAAGTAATATAGGTGGTACTGTTGGAGGTGCCTTACTAGGTGGTGGTCTAGCCTACCTTGGTTCCCGTGAAACAGCTTCCGCTGCTAGAGATGCTGCACAAATGGAATCGGAAATGTTAAATCAAAATGCAGCTAGAGCCGAAGCTGCTGGTGTTCCATATTCAGTAGGATCATTAGGTGGTATAGCGGAATTTGATCCTGAAACTAAAACAGCCTTACTAAATTTATCCCCTGAACTTTCCAATATCTATTCAGGTTTGTTATCACGATCTGGATTGTTTGGAGAGCAAGCAGGAATGTTAGCCGGTCTTGATCCCTTTCAAGCAGGGGAAGCGTTTTACCAAATGCAACAACAATACAGACAACCAGAGGAAGATAAGCTACGTACTGATATGGAAACACGCCTGTTAGCTCAAGGTCGATTAGATTCCACAGGCGGCGCACAGGCACAGGAAGCACTTGAAAAGGCTATAGCACAAGATCAGGGGCAACGTAGATACCAATCTATGACACAAGCACAGAGTTTAATTGATGCGCTTCTTGGTCGGGAAACTGCTGACATTACACAAGCAACAAGTTTACTAAATATTCCTTATGCTCAAGGGCAATTAGGACAGGGAATCGCAAGTAACATTACAAGCGCAATGGGACCAGCACTAGCAGCAAGAAATCAAGCGGCTAGAAACCTTTCCCTTACGTCAGCACAGTCACCATCCGGTACAGCATTGTCTGCATTAGGTGGACTATTTATGCAACCTAGAGTAGAAAAATAGGATAAACTCATGGCAGTTCAAGACGGATTATTAGGGTCAAACGCAAACATTCCAGATTTTTTACAATCTTTTGTAACAAATCGAGGAGCAACTTTTCCTAGTCTACAGTCTAATATAAACCCTGTTGTTCCTGCAATGGAGACTCATATACCCCGTGTATACAAAGGGGCTGTAGGTTTATTCGATCAGTTAGGAACTGATGGAGATAGTCAAGCCTCAGAACCGCCTTCATCTTCTAAACCCACTACCGCTACCGAAGCACTAGCAAATTATGAACTAACTAAAAATCCTTTTTTAAACGCAATAGCTACTGTAATTCCTGGCGGTAGTATAGCATTAGGTTTAGCAAGAGGTGGGGCTTTCCGTGACGCTATAGATTTATTAGATTTAACTGACCCAAAAGGTAATCGTGTATCGCCAACATGGGCGCAAACTGCTTTAGCCGCTACTGGTTTAGGCGGTTTATTTGGAAAAGACCCTCTTGATGTTGCTATGGCACGATCTCTTGATCCATTTGGTTCTAAAGAAAATCCATTTGGTCCATCAATGGATGCACTTATGGCTGAAACAGATGTTGCTAATCCTTATGGGCCTTATAGTCATGCTGATGATCCATTCGGAGGAATGGGTGATCCAAATGCACCTACTGATTTAAGCATGGCAATGGACCAGGAAGCATATGACGCACAATTTGCTGAAGGTATAGGCGATGAAGAAGGGGATGATGGCTCTTCTAGTAATCCCGGTGCTGGTGCTACTGCTGGTGATGATGGTGGTTATGATTATTGATAAACAGAAAGGAATGAAGTAATGGCTGTAACAGATGGATTATTTAGTGGTGCAAGCATTGGCGAAGTACGTCAACTGCTAAATAAGGAACGTGATGATCGTATTCGTCAGGCTCAAGCAGATAACTTTGCCATGACACAGAACCCTTATGCCGCTATGATTGCTAAATCTAATCAACAGTTAGCTGAAGCTGTTACTGGTGGAGCTAGAGCTTTAGGTCAAGCTACTGGTTTAGATACAGGAATGTTTGCTGGTCTTGGGGAAGACCCTCGTTTAAGTAAAGCTAGAAAACGAGATAAAGATAGAAAAGAAATTACCGCAATGTTCCAATCTCGTAAAATGGAGAAACCGAAAGATTTTTATGAGATGGCTAATGAGTTTAGAAGGAGAGGGTATCCTACACAAGCGAATGAACTAATTCAACAAGGGCATGGGTTTAGGAAACAAACACAAGAAGAAGATAGAATAGGTATTCAACGTACAAATGTAGTAGGTCAATTAGATATTGGGAGAGGACAATTAAATTTAGCTGAACAGAAGGAACAGTTTTTCCAGCAACAAGATATTAAACGATTAAGCATAACAGAACAAGAATCTAAATGGAAGCAACAGGAAAGAATAATACAGAGATCATTTACAAAAAGAGGTTTAGATATACAATCAAATCGTAATCGTGATTTACGAGTTATTGCAGATAGGGAATCAGATATAAGATTATATTTAGGTGACAAAAATGTAGGGGTAGCACAACAAAATGCTAACACTAATGCCTTTAATGCTAAAGTTAATCAAACGTATGGTTTAAGGGAACAAGATCGTAAAGAAAAGGGGCAAGCAGCTACGATTAGACAAGCAGATGCAGCACTAGCATTAAAAGAACAATTAGGATTAAAGGGTATAGATATTCAACAGCAAACTGTCGATGTTGCAAAACGTAATGCGGCTGTTGCTGAAGACAAAGCTAAATTTGCAAAATATCTAGGCATACGGGAACAAGATTACAAAGAAATGTCTACAGATCGTTTGTATAGCATGTCCCGTGATAAGATGGAATTTGACCAAAACTTAGCGGAACGTGGTATGACTGTTAGAGAAGCACTTTCAGAACATACTATTGAACTAGATGGTAGAAAATTCGATCATACTGTTTTAGATGCAAAGGCTCAACGTGATTTAGCTCAAGATATGTTTGAATTTAAAAAGGAAATGGGTTACAAAAGTGACTCAAGAGAAGATCGTTTATTTGCTTTACAAAAGAAAGCAAAAGAATTTGGTATGGATATTCAACTTCGTAAAGCAAATTTTACAGAGGAAAGTTTTGCTATACAGGAAGCTCGTCTGCAAAAACGTATGGCAATGGAAAAATACTTTAAACAGGCCGGTATAGACCAGAGAAATCGTGAACTAACTATTAACCAAGAACTAAGACGGGAAGGATACGATATTGAAAGGTTAAATTTAAAACAAAAAGAAGAACAATTTGTTCGTAAACTATTTCAAGATCGTATGCTTGGTCTTAAAAATTTAAGTCTTGATGAGCAGCGTTTAAAATTACAAACTGATATTGCTGCTGATGATGTTCGTTTAAGAGAGCAGGGTATTGATATTAAACAGATGGAGGTTAAAGATTTAAAAGACTATCGTTTAGCCTCTTTGGAAATAAAGGAAAAACAGTTAGTTCTAGATGATAAAATTGCTACATTAAAAGCTAATACTCCTACACCTAGAAACCAAAAAACTTTTAACACAAACGATACGAATGTTTTAACTAAGATTTTAGATAAAAGTGAAAATTGGGAGAAGGTTAGAAGTAAGTTTCCCGATGATAAATTTGACCCTAATAGCGAAACTATTGTAGCAATATCAGATGCCTTATCAGGCATTATGGCTAGTGACGAGGAAATGAACATACAAGAAGCATTTGAAATTTATGCTAATCAAAAAGCAGAGGGTGAAGGTGGAGACGCTTTTAGCGGCGTACAATAATGACGGAACAAATTTTAACTCTAGAAGACATAAACAACTCTAGAACACTGCAAAGTTTAGGAGCTTTAGCAGGAGATAAAGTTTCAGGGGGAAAACTTATACGTATTTTTTCTACGGAAGACGATAAGCAAGGGGAGTATATTACTCAGGAAAAAATAAATAATTCTAAAACTCTTCAAAATTTAGCAGCAGAACCGGGGGATAAGGTAAAAGATAATAAGTTAATTAGAATGGAACAAGACTCCGCTTTTAAAGCATTTCGATATGGAAAACTTAAAGGAGAAGATGAAGGGTTAATAGATTATGGAACTGAAGCTCTTGAAGCATATTTTCCTACGGCTGGGCGGTTAATTGATTATACATTAGAAGCTACAGGAGAAATGTTATTTCCAAATCCATTTGCTTCCATGCAAGATCGAATTGAAAGTCAAAAAAAATTACAGTATCAATCTCCCGATCAAAAATATGGAGAAGGTTTTTCTGAAGCTACACCAGAAGTTCGACGTGAAATGATAGCTAGAGAAAAAGAAAGAGTTATTCAAAGAAAGTTTAGGGGTTATGTACCTGATGGTGGTTTTGCTCAAACTTTAGGAGAAATATACGGCACAATTAAAGACCCGTCTAGCATAGCTCCAATGGGCAAAGGTGTGGGTCAAATTGCTCGTAGATCAGCAGCATTAGGAGGAACATTTAGTGTAGTTCAAGACAAAGCTACAACAGGAGAAATTGATCCTGTTAAAGCTGGCCTATTTGCTACGGCTGGAGCCGCTATTCCTCTTGGGATAGCAGCAGTTCCTAAAGTTTCCTCTAAAGTTTCATCTCTATACACAGATAAAACATCTAAAAAAACTGTAAACAAAGCTCAAGCTATTATAGCTCAACGGCAAAAAAATGGGGAAATTATAACTGAAAATAATTTAGACGAAATAGCTAAACAAATAGGTGTTTCTAGACAACGATTATTAAATTCTTATGAAGCTCAAAATGTAACCCCTAAATTTTATAGTTCTGTAGACGAGGCAGATAAAGCATTTCAAGCTGCTATTGCAGAAGATAGTTCAATGTTACGTCAAGTTTCTAAGGGAGCCGATAGATTAGCGGGAATAATGTCTACACGTTTAAAGAATATTGATGAGGGTTTGTATGGACGTTTAATGAGATTTGAATATAATACTCATAAACATACACAAGAATACTTACGTCGAACAGAGCCTTTTTTAAAAGCTATGCAGCAAGTTCCTGATAAAGCTAAAGAAGAATTAAATTATTTACTTAGAACTGGTAAACATGAGCAAGCTAAAACTTTTATGGAATCAAAAGGATATGTAGATTTAGCTAATTCTTTTGATGAAGTGCGTTTAGTTTTAGATGATGTTGGAACAGAATTACAGAACGCTGGTTATAAAACAGATGTTGAAAATTATTTTCCTACTAGTGTTAAAAACTACGAGGTATTGCGAAAAGCATTAGGAAAAAAAGATTTAAATATAATAGACGATGCTTTAGAAAAAGCAAGAAAATCTAGAGGTTTAGAAAGTGTTAAGGAATTAACACAGAACCAGCGAGATAGAGTTGTTGAAAGAGTTTTACGAGGTAAATCAGATGCAACGGAAAGCGGATTAGGTCAGGTTAAACAAAGAACTTTAGATGAAGACAGTGTAACCCCTGATCTTATGCAACATTATAGATCACCCGAAGAAGCACTACAAAGATATATACGAACATCTGTAAACCATGTTCAAAAAAAGAATTTTTTTAAAACTCAAGCAGTTATTGATGATGTAGGGGATGACATAGATTTAACTTCTTCCGTTGATAATATTATATCCGATTTAAAATTAGATAGAGATGCTGCTATTGAGTTACAAGATGTTATAAGTGCAAGATTTAATGCACAAGATAGGCAAATGATTGGTTCATTAGCAGGAGTAAAAAATTTAGGATATATAGGAACATTAGGAGATGTAATCTCAACAGTTACACAGTTATCAGATATTCCTAATATTATGGGGTATCATGGTTTTCGTAATACAGTTAAAGCAGCTATAGATGTCGCTGCTGAAGGTACAGGGGAAATGGTAAAAAGAATTGCTAAAGACCCTAAAAATTTAGGAAGAGAACTTGCTGACTTACCTAAAGACAGAGTAGCAGTTAAATCATCTGATAATTTTAAGATGGATGATATTGGTATTGTTGATATTGCTAAAGAAATGGGCGATTCAGGAACTTTTTCTCGTACCTTAGATAAACTTTTATCCGTAACTCAATTTAAAAGAATAGATAGGTTTGGTAAAGAAACTTTAATGAACGCTGTAAAGAAAAAACACATTAAGGAATTAAGTACAAAAACAGGTAGGGATAAATTTAGAAAGGAAAATGAAAAAATATACGGTCCTGATATAGATCAAGTTATAGATGATTTAAGATTAGGTAAAAAAACTGAACTTACAAATTTACATATGTTTACCAAATTATCTGAGCATCAACCAATTAGTTATTCCGAATATCCCACAGCATATTTAAATAGTCCTAACGGAAGAATTTTGTATATGTTAAAATCATTTACATTAAAGCAGTATGATTTAGTTAGAAGAAATATATATGGTGAAATGAAAGATGGAATGAAAGATTGGAAGAGTTCCAAAAAAGGATCAGTTAAAAGAAAAGCCGCAGAAAAAAAATTAAAAACGGCAGGGCTAAAGATGTCTAAAGTTGCTGGATTTATGGCGGCTGGTGGTTATGGAACTGATCGAATAAAAGATTGGATGCTAGGTAGAGACATAAATATAGAAGATTTACCTACCGATGCCATGTGGTCACTAGCAAGTGTTTACGGCGTTAACAAATATGCAGGGGAAAAATATTTAAAGCAGGGAGATATAGCTGGATTTGCAGATAATTTTTTAACCGTTCCCCTTCCTGTTTTTAAAGGGTTGACATATATAACGGAAGGTGACACAACGGGTATGGCAAAACACACGCCAATTATAGGTAGAATTTTACACTCAAGAGCTTTCGGCGGTGCTGAAAAGTATAATCGAAAGAAATTTAAAGAAAGACTAGGGTTAACTAGATAATATTACTTAAAGTTTAACTTCAATCGTTCAAGATATACGGCTGCATCTAAGAGTTCCTCTATGGCATGGTCGATCCATCCTACCGTGTCAATGTCCTCTCTTAGCATTGTGCAGCCGTATTTTTCTATGCCTACTCTACTTCTATCTGACATACGTTTCATTACAGTAGCAACAACTGGATCAGGTTCAGGTCCTATACCCCACTGTTTACGTACAGACTCTTCCAACTTATCCATCATTAACCTCCATCAAAGCCTTCCAACTAATAGGATATAACTTTTCCATCTCCTTGTCAAGCATTTTTGCAACGTCTTGTGTTTCTTTTTGTGTATGAAGATCAAGACGCTGTTGACAGACCCTAGCCCATGCAGCTAGTGATCCGGTCCAGTACCATTCGGTATACATAGACTGTGGTAGGACCATACGTGCCTGTTCAGGGCATATTCCATCATCCAACATATTTGAGTAACACTGGTAGGCATATGCGTACAGGGGTGCAGCGGAGTATTTAACTGTATCTTCACTGCTACCCTGTTTTATATTCTTAGCACGTTTTCTCCATTCAGTGGGCCGGTAGAATCTAGGATCACTATCGACATACCTACGGCTTACCTCGTTCCACACCATACCTACCTGATGTTTACCTAACTGTCTAGCTACAAAGATAGGTGCTTGAATACGAAAGGTAGCCTGACAGTGACCAAAGGGAGTCCAGTGTTTGTGCTTTGCTAGATACCGTATAAGTTTAGCGTCCTTATCCAGTAACACATTCACCAGAGATTGATCGTTAAGATTATAGTCACTCTTCTCCCATGTACTTACCTTGTCAAAGGACACACGGGCAGCATTAACGACACGTAGATCACTACCCATGTGGTCTATGTAAGTTACCTTCATTGTTAAAACCTTCCTAAGAACCTAGCTATGTGGTGTACAAATGGCAGGAGTGTTGCAGCCATAAACAGATTAGCACCTGTATGTGCCATAGCAATCCTAAGTGTATCTCCTTTAGGCATACCATCAGAAACTAATACACCGGCTAACCAGATAGTACCTGTAGTGCCTACATTAGCCCCTAGAACAGCGGCAATAGCTGCCGGTAGTGGTACTGCACCTGACGCAACTAAGGCTATTATAGCTGTAGTG